ATTCTTGTGACTCTGATGTATATCTAAAGTTAGATGGTCTGCCTAGATCTATAAGTCTATTTTCAGCATCTATAGTTATAGTAGATCCATTAGGGTCATCATTTATTGCCATAGTCTGCATACGACCCTTAAATAATGTTATTGTGCCTGCTACTTGATCAGTGCCACCCATTAGATAGCCTAAAAATATAGTAAGAAACCTGTTTTGATAGTTTTCAGTTAGGGCCAAGTTTAAGACTGTTGTATCCATGCCACTAATAGATACAGATACACCTGATGATTTTATCTCTGCTGAATCTTCTACACTGCTAATAGCTAATAGATCCCCTGCACCTGTATATGTTTCACCACCAACAGACAAATCATCTATACCTGTCCAAACCCTTATTACTGATGTGTCAAACTCTGCTTTAACAGCAATAAACATATCTTGTTTATCTGCACCCAGTCTATTGGTTAATGCTGTATCTATGCCCTGCCTGGTAGCCATTAAATTACCTCAACACATGTAAAACTTATACCAAAGTTTGATATCTTATCTGCAGTCCAACTTATCTCTTTTGACATAAGTCTAAACTTACCCTTTGCAGGCGTGCAATAAATGACTGTATTAGAAGCTAGTGTAGATCTAAGTTTCGGCTCTGTTTTGATGCCATATTGATTTAGGCTAGATCCACCATTATTTGTTTCTGTTGCATTTTGCGTTGTTATTAAATATTGTGATGGCGAGTATCCACTAGCATCAACAGATGATCCACCAACAGCTAAATAATCACCTTTTATAATTGTCCCGGAACCACTGTTGCCTGTTGACTTTACACATAATCCTGTAGCACCTTTTACATTACATTTTATTGTGCAACCTGATACATTGCTTTCGTCTACTAAACTGTCATAAGCAACAGGATCTACTGTTATTGTATATGCATTAGTTTTGGTCACTATCTTATGTGTGCCATTGTTTTCTTCATTAGTTGCACCTGTTATGACAATAAAGTCACCAACAAGAGCATTAGTAAATGGTGTGGTATTACTGGCAGTAGCAACAGTGTTTGTAGATGCTGTAAAACTAACAGTAGCAGATGTTTGTGCAACCCTGTTTTCTGTTCTGAATTGAGCTCCTGAATATGTGCCTCTTTTTGTAAGTGCGTCAGGATCACTAAATTTAAAGTGGTTTGCAGGCCCATTTAGTTCAGATAAAAAAGATTGCCATTCAACAGCTTGTGATCTTCGCATCGGTGGTAAAACGACCTCTGCCATCCAATACACACCATCATATTCTTGTGTTTTTGTTTTACCAGTAAATGGTGAAGTTGTAGTGCCGACTGTTCTAATTAATGTGAAGTTTGACGACACAAAATTAGGTGTAGTTGGCATAGATATTAATTTAGCCACCTTGCAACATCCTCCTATAAGTGCCACCTCGCATTGCTGCTTCTGCTACAGCACCCTTTGTGACTTCTGCTATATCAGGCATCATCCTAGTCACTTCTGCTCTTACTGTAGGCACAACACCTGTAGCAAAGTTTATTGATTGATTTACTATAATTGGATTACCACCACCCATAGCATCTTTTGTATTCATGTTGTTTAGGATCCTGCCAGTTGAGTCAGGTATAAAAAGTTCTGCACCTCTTTCACCAACAAGAGTTGGGATACCCATTTGCACCCTACCACCACCTGCATTTGTTGGTTTAATGCCAGGACTTGTTGTTTTCGGTGTTCCACTTCTATTGCTAAATGTTGTTAATGCTCTATCGCCAGTCAAACCAAATATGTTATTTAATATTTCATTGACGACAGCTAATTGTAAAAATACTGATATGATCTGACTGACCAAAGATCTTGAGAAGTTTTTAAAACTTTCTAAGGCATTTTCACCTCGTAGAAGTGCATCTACAAATTCATTTGTAAAGGCGTTGGTTGCAGATACAACAGATTGTAAAAGTTCCTCACCAAACAATTCTGCTGCACTACCTACACTTTCTTCTAAGTTTTCTACACCTGTTTGCAATGTTGCAATAAAGTCATCGTAATCTTCAAATAGGTCTGGAAACTTTTTAGATATCTCTTCAAAGTATTGTTTTAAAACTGGTGATGAATCTTTTATCGCTTGTGTAAAGTCTTCTATCTCAGGTGTTGGAAACTTTGTCTCCCTTGCTAGTTCTTCTAATAAAGCAGCAGTAGGTGACAGCTCAATTGCTGCTTGTGTGCCTACATCTATAAAGTTTTGTAAGGCAAGTCTTATTAGATCTAGTTCAGCAGCAGTATCACCAAAACCTGGAGGTAGCATACCTAAGGATTGATAATGTTCTATGAATGCTTGCAGACTAGAAACATTTTTAGGATCAGTAATAAACTTTAACTCAGCAAATGGATCTGTTTCTAAACCAATTTGCTTTGCTATATCAATGTTAAAGTCTGCGCCTATTGCTTCAGAAAAACCTTTAAATGCTTTTTGGATATTGCCCATTGGCAAGAAGTTTTCAGCAAAGTTTGTTAAAGATTCATAACTCTCAAAACCTAAAAACTTAGCAAATACATCATCGCCAATAATATCGTTTACTTGTGCTGCTTTTATACCTCTAGCAACTAACTTAGGCACCATCTTGCCACCTTCTTCTACTTGCTCAAGCATTACTTTTACAAAAGTGAAGTCCTCAAAACCTAAGTTGCTATTTTGTGCGTTTAAAAAGTCTAATATTTGCTCTGTAGATTTGCCTTGTCCCATAGGTGACTGGGTGACACCTGCAAACACTTGTCTAAATAATTGGTTGCCTGGTGCTGTTGCAGGATCAAAGTCTGTAAAGCCTGCACCTTTACCTGATAAAACTTCCATGATCTTACGATCTTGGAAAGTTTTTCTCATTACTGCCAGTTGATCATTGAAACTTTGGACTCTGTTTGACAGATCCATACCAAATGCTTGATTTAGTTTATCGCCAAAACTTTGTGTTGCTTTACCAGCATCTGTAAGCAAACTTATCATTCCCATTTGTTCTTTACTAAACAACTGCGATGCATTTTTTGTTTTAAGTAATGCCTCTTTTAAAAGTTCTTGTTGCCTTGTTGCGTCTCTAGTTTCATCTGTAAATTCTGAAAGCTCTTCTTGGCTATCACCAAATGCCCTTGATACAAGCATTGTAGCTGTTCCTATGGTTGCACCCATAGTTAGTAAAGCTAAACCTCTTGTTTGTAATGCGTTTAATATAGCTTGTGCTGTTCCTGCTGATCTTGTAGCAGTTGCAAGTGCTATAAAAAGATTGACCAGTTGCACTAAACCATTTAAGGCTGCAGCGGCAGTTAGACCTGCTAATAAACCGACCAACAGATCCATATTCTTGGTAGTAAACTTAACTACATTTGCTAAAGTTTGGAAAGCTGTTGCTAAAGTTTTACCAATAATTTCTGCACCATCTTCATTTTCATTGAAAAAGTCTGCAAGATCCCTCGCTGCCTGGATAAGTATAGGTCTAAATACTTCACCTATAGTAAATTGGAAGATAGCAAAAGCATCATCTAAATTAGATATAGCACCTGATAAAGTGTCTGCTCTTTTTTCTAAAGCAGTTGGGAACTTGGCCCTTGCGATAGATCTAATGTAATCAGCAATTGCCTCACCATTTCTTTCTACTGGTGTTGTAATACCATCAAAAGTTGCAGCAAACTTATCACCCTCAACTTTCATGATCACATTAAACTGTTTGAGCATTTCCATCTCACCAGTCATGGCCCTAAATACAGCTTGTGCTAATACAGATATATCTTTGTCAAATGCTGCAGCAAGATTACCAAAGTCTTGTAATGCCTCTGTTGTAGGCGTAATACCTGCTTGTAAGAATGTTATGAATGCTTGTGTGACACCATCTAATTGGAATGTTGTGGTGGCAGTGAAATCTTTAATTACTTCAAAAGAAAGTCCTGCTGTTCTTGCAGAACCTGTAATCGCTTCTAGGGTTGCTTTAAGATCCTCAAAGGTTCTTGTAGTTTGTATTATAGATCTAACAAGACCGACAGCACCCAGTCCTATTAGAGCAGCACCAACTGATTTTAGAGATAATTGTAAACCTTTGGATGTGTTGGTAGTTCTTTTTAGTTGATCATCTACCTTTTTTAGATCACGACGAAGTTGAGCTGTTTCTGCCCTAATCTCAACGACTAACTTATCTATTGTATTGCCTGCCATTTTAGTCCGGGTATAACTCCTTTAACTCTGCTAATTCATCTTTACTTAAAGGTTGTGGTTTACTACCACTTCCATTAAATTC